GTATCGCTGTACAGCGCCGAAGAGCCTGACCGGCTGCGCGGCGTGAACACGGATCTATTGCTGGCCGACGAGTTGGCCGCGTGGCCGCGCGTTGAAGCCTGGGACATGGCGATGTTCGCGCTGCGCCTGGGCACGAACCCGCGCGCGATGATCACGACCACACCGCGCCCGACCAAGATCATTAGGCAACTGCTGGAGCATAACCTGACCGCGATCACACGCGGCAGCACCTACGACAACCGAGCGAACCTTGCGCCGCAGTTTCTCGACGAGATTGTGCGCCGCTACGAAGGCACCCGGCTCGGTCGTCAAGAAATCTACGCCGAAGTTCTCGAAGACGTAGACGGCGCGATCTTGACCAGCGAGCAGATCCGTGACCTGCGCGTCGATGCTGCGCCTGATCTGGGCCGCATCGTTGTCGGCGTCGATCCAGCCGCAACCGCAGGCGAGAACGCTGACCTGACCGGCATCGTCGTTACCGCCAAGGGCACCGACGATCACCTGTATGCGCTCGCCGATCGCTCGTGCCGTCTCGGTCCTGCCGGCTGGGCACGGCGTGCCGTCGATGCTTATCACGAGTTCGACGCCGACCTGATCGTTGCCGAGAAGAACCAAGGCGGCTTGATGGTGGAACACACGCTGCGTTCGCTCGATGCCGACGTGCCGATCAAGCTCGTCACCGCGACACGCGGCAAGCACGTCCGTGCCGAACCGATCCTGGCGCGCTTCGAGCAGAGCAAGGCGCACACGCTGCCTGGGCTCGAAGACCTTGAAGCGCAGCTCGCGGCGTTCACGCCCGAAGGTTACGCGCTCGACGGATCACCAGACGCCGCAGATGCCTTCGTGTGGGCCGCAACTGAACTGACGACTGACCGAGGGGCGCAGGTGTTTCTATGACGATGATGGACCGCCTGTTGCGCCGTGGCGCTGAGATACCGGTGCCGACGACAGGCACGCAGTTCTCGCTTGCACGCATTCTGAACCAAGGCACCTATGACACGGACCCGATCAAGAACGACGCCGATGCGCTGAAGTCTTATTCGGGCTGGGTCTATGCCTGCGTCTCGACGATCAGTCAAGACGTGCGGAGTTCTCCGTGGAACGTCTGGGAAAAGTCAGGCACGTCGCGCGAAGACTGGAAGGCGCTCGATGGACCGCGCCTGCCGAGCGTGCTGCTGCGCCCGACGCCGGAACAAACCTGGGGCGACTTGATCGAGCTGACGCAGGTGCATCTCGATCTTGCTGGCCGCGCCTTTTGGCATCTCATTACAAACGGACCCGGCGGCAACGTCGTCGGCATTCAGAGCATTAACCCGGACTGGATCACCAAGGCAGTCTACAACGACGCGCGCACGCAGCTCATCGGCTGGGAGCTCGCCGCGTCAGGCTCGAAGCGCACCGTGCTGCCTGCTGATGACGTGGTGATGTTCCGCTATCCCGATCCGATTGATCCAACAGGCGGCGTGTCGCCAATCCGTGCCGTGGCGATGTCTGCCGACATGGACACCTATTCGCGAGCCTACGCCGCGAGCCATCTTCGCAACCACGCACAGCCGACCGGCATTCTGACGACCGAGAACGAGCTTACGCGGGACCAAGCTGCCACGCTGGCAGACGCATGGCGCGAGACGCACGCAGGCACTGACAAGATCCAAGTGCTAGGCAAGGGCGCGCAGTTCCAAACGCTCAGCGCGCACATCAAGGATCTTGAGTTCTTGAACCTTGCGCGCGTGAGCCGTGAATACCATGTACCTGCGTCAAAGCTCGGGCTCGTCGAAGACGCCAGCCGCGCCAACGGCGAAGAGTCTGATCGAGTCTATTCATCGCTGTGCCTTGGCCCGCGTCTGCGCCGATATCACGAGCCGATCACGTTGCGCGTCTTGCCGCGCCTGGGTCTTGATCCGTCGCGCTTCTGCTTCGAGTTCGATCCGGTCGAAGTCGCCGACAAGACCTTCAACCGCGATGCCGCACAGGCTGCGTTCAACGCTGGCGCAATCACGCTCGACGAATACCGCGAACGCATCGGCTTTCCGCCCGAGCAGAACGGCAACGGCGCTGTCTACTTCGTGCCGCTTGGCTCGACTGTCGTTGAGAATCCCGAGACGGGCATGGCTCCGATGTCCGCAGGCAACGCCGACGCTGACGAGCCCGTTGCACTCGCTGCCGATCGTGGTGAAGCAGGCATTGGCGACAGCGTTGCGCCCGATCTCGTATTGAACGGCGCGCAGGTCGCGTCACTCGTCAGCGTCGTTGAAGCCATGATGTCAGGCACGCTGCCCTATGCGTCAGCGCTTGAGATCGTGCAAAGCGCCTTTGCGATGTCCGAAGACAAAGCGCGGCGCATTCTCGGGCCTGAATCGAACGCCGGGATCAACGAGCCCGTTGCCGTTGCTGAAGCGGTTGACCGTGCCGTGCGTTCGCTCGAAGTCGAAGCCGCTGACCGCGAGCTGCAAGACCCAAGCGACGAGCGCATGGAGCTCACCGCGCTGCGCTTCTTGACCCGGCAAGGCGAAGCCGAACGTCGGATGCAAGGTCGCCTGCGCGCGATCTTTAGCCGGATGCAATCAGCCGTCATCAAAGGCGTGCGCGAAGGCAAGCGAGCGGCACCCGTTTATCGTGCTTCGCTGGCTGACCTGGCGATCATCATCGACCAGTTCAATGACGAGATCCGCGAGCTGCTGACCGAAGAAGCCGAGCGGAACTTCGGCGAAGGCTTTGAAGACTTCAGCGCCGAGATCGCATCGACCGTCGCGCCTGAACTGCTGATCGACTTCAACTTGATCTCGAACGAAGTGCTTGCCTGGGCGCAAAGCGATGCAGCCGAGAAGATCACCACGATCTCGAAGACGCTGCACGGCGAAGTGAAAGATGTCTTGGAGCTTTCGCTTGCTGAAGGCGATTCAATCGACGGTCTAACAAAGCGGCTCGGCGAGTTCTTCGACGACAGCAAAGGCTTCAAAGCCGAGACGATCGCCCGCACCGAAACCGCAGGCGCTTACAACTATGGCAAGTACACGAACGCCGAAGCCTTCGATCAGGCAAACGCCACGCTGCAAGTGACGAAGACCTGGGTGCCGACGCAGGACAACCGCACCCGCGAAGCGCATCGGGCCGAGAACATCCAGAACGCACAAGGCGAGAACCGGCGCACCGTGCTGCGCTCCGAAGCCTTCAAAGTCGATGGCGAAGACATGATGCGCCCGCTCGACGGCAACGCCAGCGCGGGCAACGTCATTCGGTGCCGCTGCGTGATGACCTTCGACGTGACAGGAGAATAGACATGGACTCGATCAACACACGCGCAGCCGCCATCGAGCAGACGGATACGACGACGTGGTTCCGCGCATCGACTAACGACATCGACCGGCACGGCACAATCGTCGAGCCGCGTGGCATCGACACCGCAAACTACAGCGCGAACCCGGTCTTCATGTGGGGGCACGATGCCTATGGCTCGGGCGGTGGACCGCCTGATCTTGAGAACGTGCTGGGCCGCGTGATCGACTACCGCAAAGACGACAGCGCCTTCGACATCGAAGTCGAATGGGCCGAACACGACCGAGCCGTCATGGCTCGCGATCTCGTGCGTGCCGGATTCCTAAGCGCAGTCAGCGTCGGCTTCATTCCAGATCCCGACTCGATGACGACGCGCGCCATCGAAGGCAGCGAAGTGCCCGTCTACAACCGCACCGAGCTCGTCGAAGTCAGCTTGGTGCCGGTGCCATCTAACCCGAATGCGATTGCGCTTGCGCGCTCCATTCGGTTGCCAATTTTCTCGCAGAACGCTTCTCCGCATAACAGCGCAGACGCCGAAGCGTTCCGAGATGCGACGAAGAGCCTGCTCGTTTGCGAAAGCGTGCGGCGCTCCATCCGATAGAAGGAGATCCGACATGGAACTCAATGAAGCGATTGACGAACTGCGCGGCGACATCCGCAAGTTCAACGAAGAAGCGGTCGATCCCATCAAGGAACGACTTGCCAGCCTTGAAGAACGTGGCACTGCGCCCGCTGACGAGAAAGTCACCGAGCTTGAATCCCGATTGGCCGAGCAGACCACGAAGCTCGAAGACATGGGCGAGACGCTGCGTCTCGTGCAGGTCAACGAAGGTCTGATTGCGCCGAAGGTCGAAACGAAGAGCGACCCGTTCAAGGGCATGTTCTTCCGCGACATCGACGCCGTTCGTGCCGAGCTGCTCAACGGTCAGACTCGTGCGATTGCGGTGGCTGACATCGCCAGCGCGGGCAAGCTCACAGACGAGACGGCCAGCGCGTTCCTCGACTACGTTGTTGGCGATCAGCCGACGCTTGGCGTGATCGAGCGGCGCACGATGAACTCGCCCACAGCGCGGCTTGACCGCATTGGCGTCGGCGCTCAGAAACTCGTTGCAGCGGCTGAGAACACGGCACCATCCGACACCGACGCGATCAGCTTTGCGGCTCGTTCGCTGAGCGTGACGGAAGCGATCTGGGCAGAAGACATCTCCTGGTCATTCCTTGAAGACAACATCGCAGGCGGCAACGCCGAGCAACAGATTGCGAACGTCGTCTCCAAGGCAATCGGCGAAGAGCTGAATGACATGGGATGGAACGGTGACGGATCGACCGGCAATTTCTACTCGATCAACACCGGCTTTGAAGCGCTTGCCGTTGGTGACGGTGACGTGGTTGACGTGGACTTGTCTACGGACACGAC